TCTCCGACAAAAATGGGATTGCCGCCGTCGCTTTGCGCCATAGTGATTTGAACGCGCTCGTAGGTAGCCCCAGCGGCGGCCTGAAAAGTCACAGATGGACGCCACCAGCCGTTAGCAAGCTGCCGGATGGCCGCCGTTATCCCAGCATCGACCTGCCCGATAGCGCCTGTGCTAAGGTTGAAATATGCACCTTTGTTGGTCGCGCCGTCGTATTGCTGGAGATACGCCCACGAATATTCCGCTGCCTTTAGAAACGCGGAGCGCGTTATGATCTGCCCAGCGGCCGCGAACGTCGGTTGATAAAATTTCGACTGATACGTGCCGCCAGCGAAAGAACGCTGTTTAGCGCCAGTGTTTGTTCCGTCCGGCGCAAGCGTGACGTTCGTGTCTACTGCCGCCGAATTTCCAGACCATGCACCTGCAAAAGTCTCGGAGTATATGCACAGGTTGGTTAGCGCGGGCTCCAAAAGCAATCCGGCGTCAGTTATTGGGGGCTGATTTGCCGAAAACTTCTTCACGACCCCATTCAGCGTGATCGCCGACGCCGCCCCCGTGCGAGCGTAAGACACCCCAGGAGGCAGCGCGCCAGTGAAGCGCAGAATGTTGCCACCCTTGGAGAGGGTGGCAATGCGAACGGGCCAGCTCATGACGGCCTCCGCTTTCTCAGCATGGTGATGCGAAGGGACCAGTTCACGACCATTGGCCCTCAAGCTTCAGGGTGAACACCTCGCCGCTGATGGGGGTGTAGCCGGCGGCGTCACGCACCTCGAGAACCCAGTAGAGGGAGGTTCCAGCCGGGGCGATGGTGCGGATGTAGTCCAGGCCCGCCCGGCCCGTGGCGCCCGCCGTTCCCGCCTCGCTGAGGGTGATGTCCAGATAGCCGACGTATCCATAGACGTCCGCCACGGCCAGGGTCTGAGCGCCCGAGGCGTTGAAGGCGTCGTTATCGTTGGCCGAGAGGGTCGGTTGGCTGTCGAACAGGTGCAGGCGGAAGGTCTTGGTCTTCGCCAGCGGGTTGGTGGAGTAGAGGCGAGCGCCTTCCCAGCGGAAGCCCTCTTTCCCGAACCGTACGGTGTTCTGGATCTCCGCCGCGATCGCTGAGGAGGTGAGGCTCGCGATCAGGTCATATTGCGTGTACGCCGTCGTATTGGCCGGGCGCGTGAGCGTGGACGGAACAGCCTGAAGGCCACCGGGAGTATAAGGCATATCTGCCTCCGTTCAGTTGTGGGGATAGATTTCCGCAACCGCCCGTGAGAGGGTGGCCGGATGGAGTTTGAACCGGGTTCGCCGTTGTGGATCGCCGTCGTGGGCGCCGGGGTCGGTGTGCTTCACACCGTCAAAGGACCTATTTGGCGGGCTTTGGTTTGGGCTTGGCGGTCGCTGTTCCGCCGAGAAGTCCCGCAGCAGCCCCACCAAACAGGCCCATGGGGCGCGCGACCGCCTGGGCAGTCTTCTTGATCGCTTGGCTGGTCGCGGTCTGACCAGGCTTCAGCGCCGCAGCATTGCCGCCCGACGCCATGAGCTTGATCAGGTCGTCCAGTTGCTTCTTGGTCATGCCGGTCGAGAGCTTTTGCGCCAGCGCGCCGACCGGAAGGGCGATCGTTGATAGACCGGCCGTGGGCAGACCGATCAGGCCCGCGATTTGCCCGCCCATGCGGTTCGGCGCGAAGAACGACAGATTGCGCAGGGCGTTCTGAGTCGGCGTCCCGTTCACGACCGTCTTGATCTGCGCAGCCTCATCGGGGGTGAGGTTGCCGATCTTCTTCGCAGCGGTCGGGTCGATGAAGGGACGCAGCTTCTGCCGGATCGTGTTGGCCTCGTTGCCGCCGAAGTAGCGCGCCCCGTTCTGAAGTGCGGCGCTCTCAGCCGCGTTTGACACGGCCTCGATTTTCTTGACCCGCGTGTTGAGGTCCCGAGCGACCTTGATCGCATCCGATCCCGCCGGGTTGCTCTCGATGAAGGCGTCCAGGGCCTTGATCATCTGCTTGCCGAGCCGGGCCTCGGATTGATCCGACGCGGAGGCAACATCGCGATAAATGACCTGGCGGAGTTGATCGAGGCTTTCGAGCGTCTGATCGCCCGTCACACGCTTGATGTCTTCCAGCATCGAGGCGGCTTTCGGGTGCCGCATGGGGTTGATGCTAGACGTCGCCATCGCCTGTTGAAGCGACGTCTTGAAACCGTTGAACTGCTTGGCGCCATAGACCGCGCCAGACTGCTTCGCGGCGTTGTAAGCCGCTTCCTTGGCCTGGTTCAGGGCTGCGAAGTCCATCGGCTTGGCCGCGGACATGAACGGCTTGGCGAGGATGCTGCCGAGACCTTCAAACGCCTTGGAGGCGACCTTGCCTGTCGCGGCGCCCACCAGGCCGTTGCGCACAATGTCGAGCGGGTTGTCGCTTTGGCTCTGCGCAGCGCCCGATACGGCGCCCTGCGTCATCACGCCGCCCGGAACCCACGCTGACCCCGCAATGTTCCCGGCTACCTCACCCAGCTTTCCGGGCTGGAAGCCCTGCCACATCCGGTCGATCTGCCCTTGGAGGCCCTTCCCCGCTGAGACGCCACGTTGAAGGAGCGCATTAGCCAGGATGCCGCCAGGCGAGAAGGCCGTAGCCGGCATCGCCTTGGGATCGAACATCGGCATCGACTTGGCGATCTCGGCCAGACGCACGTTCTGATCGACGGCGCCCTTAGCGAAGCCGTAGGCCTGCGACTTCGGCTTGACGCCCGCAAGCGCCTGCATCTGGTCCATCGTCACCGGGCCTGAGACGGGCTTATCCATCGCCCCAACCTGAACCGGCGGGGCGGGTGCTGCGCTGGCCGCGGCGCCCTGCTTCTGCGCGATAAGCGCGTCGAGCTCTTCGTTCGACAGGGTGTCCAGGGACTTGGCCGGCTGCGGCTGATAGCCCGCGTTCGCGGCGACCGCCTTGGCGTAGGCCTCGGTCTTCGGTCCCCACTGACGCCGATCTGGCCCGCCGTGGTAGTAGCGCAGGCCGTCTTCGAGGCTTCCCGTCTTGGCGATGCCCTCGGTCAGGTAGGCATGGCCGAGCGTGTCCTGATAGCTCGCCGCCTCGGGAGTGGTCCCAGACAGCAGATCAGGCCGCCAGGGCAGGCCCACCTTCGCCGCAACGGCCTTGGCCGTGTCCGGTAGCATCTGGGTCGATCCGACCGCCCTGCCCCATTGGGTCTGAGGCCCCATGACGCCAGGCCGACCGCCGCTTTCCCGCTGCTTCAGCGCAGGAAGGGCGATCAACGCCTCAAGCTCAGCGTCGGACAGTTGGTCAGCGGGGATTTTCACTAGCGGTTTCTCCGAGCACGGGCCGCGAGCAGTTCTTCAAGGCTGTAGTCGTTCGGGTTGATGGCGCGCATCGGCGCTTGGCGTTGACCGCCTCCAGACGCCGCCGGTCCCATCTGAGCGAGCGTTTGGGCACGATCCAGGCCGGTACGAACCACGCCGGCCAAATCGTCCAGGGCTTGAACGAAGTCCGCGGAACTCTGCGCACGGTCCAGGCGCGCGATGGCGTCTTCGGCCTTGCGCCCCTCGACTTCCGTGATCTGCCCGCCCCCCTTGAGGCTCTGATAGGCCTGCATGAAGGTGTTGCCCTTCAGTTGGGCGACCTTGGCGTCGAAGGCCACGCCAGACGTTCCGGGGATCGCCGGGAGCTTGCTCATCAGGCCGGTACGATCTTGCAGCGAGGGGTCGTTTTTCACGCTGTCGATCAAGTCGAGCATGTAGCGGCCGCTATCGAGCGTCTGAGGTAGGTTCGTGATCGCCCCGGCGCCCGCAGTCGCCACCGCCTTATCAGCCACGGTCTGCGCCTCGGACGGCTTCACACCCAGGCCGGGGATCGAGTTCTCACCCAGGGCCTTGAGGTAGTCCGCGCCGGTCATCTTGATCGTGCGCCCATCCGCCAGGGGAACATCCACGAATGCGGCGTCGCGCTGAGCCGCGGTCTCGGCGCCCTTGAGCTGCCCCACGGCCTCGGCCTTTCCAGGCATAAGCATGATGCCGGTCGGGTTGCCATTGGCGTCACGGATGACGATTTCGCCTTTGTCGGTGCCGGGGAACACCTTCCCGACCATGCCGGGGTCGCGGGTGTTCACCGCCTCACCGGAGGGCGCGAACTGGATCTCGGGCTGGGCCAGCTTGAACAGGTTCTGATAGGGCGCCGTGTCCAGACCCATCGCCTGCAACTCCGCGAGTTGCCGCGCTGCATCCAGCGCGCTCGGCATTCCGGCCGCAGGATCGCGAGCCTGCACCTGGTCCAGCGTCGGCGCGTTGGGGTCGCCGGCCATGACCCCGTTCGCCATGGCCTCAACGGACGGCGCATCGGGCTGCAGTTGCGCCGCCTGGCCGCCGAACAGGCCCATGGCCTTCTGAGCAAGCGCCATCTGCTGCGCCTGCTTCTGGCGAGCGCTTTGAAGCTGCATGACGTTGGTCAGGTTGTCAGACCCACCAGATGAGGCGTCCTTCAGGCCCGCCCCGATGAGCATCACCATGTCAGCCCAATTGCGGCCGGGCGCCGCTCCACCAAACATCGCCATCTTAGGACCCCATGCCGCCGAGACTTGCGAAGGCCTTAGCGTTCGCGCCGACTAGCGCAGCGCCCTTCGCCGCGCTGAGAAGGCCGCCCGCCGTACCGAGAGCCCCAAGGCCACCACCCAGAGCCCCGAGACCCAGAGACGCACCACCCGTAAACGGAGCCGCCGCCAGCATCGCCAGCGAGCCTAGCGTTCCGAGCGGGTCTGAGGTCTTCGAGGTCGTGGTGGAGTTGCTGTCCTGGGTCTCCCCGTGGAGCAGGTTCAGCGGGAGGGAGCCGTAAAGCCCCGCCATGGTCTGAGCCATACTCACCGGGGCTCCAAGGCGGGCCTGTTCGATCTGGCGAAGGACGTCGCCCATGGAAACCTGAGCCGCGACGTTCTGGCGAGCGTCCGCGCTTTGGGCCTGACCGATGGACGCCAGGGCCTGAGCGATCTGAGCCTGCTGGCCGACAGCTTCCTGGCGACGTTGGGCGTCCATGTTGGAGAGCCCGGCGCCGGTCGTGAAGGCCTGATCCCGAAGCATCGCCTCTTGAGCCGCCCGGCCGCGCGAGAGCTCGCCTTCCGTGAGCGAGCGAAGGATCGCCCCGCCCGATCCGCCGAATGTGCTGTCGTTGGCTAGGTCAAGCTGCTGTTGCGCTCGGGTCCGCCCGGCGTTCTGATCGAAGCCCGCGAGCGTCGTGTTCACGACGTCGTTCGTGTAGGGGCTCATATAGGCCGGAAGGTTCTCCAGCAGGCTCGCAGGAGACGACTGCGACAGCCGGGTCAGGAGATCGGTTGCGGCGCCGTAGTTGTCGGACGTGCCGAGTTGAGACGCGCCCTGCGCCGCCTGGTCGATGAGCGGGTTCGTCCCCGCGATCAGGCTATAGGGATCAAGCGTCCCGAGGTCAGAAATCTTCTGCCCAACGCCCGCCAGGCCGCTATCCACCCAGGCCGGGTTCGTCGGCGTCGAGACGGTATGGGTTTGCTGCGTCTGAGTGGTCTTCTTACTCATCCCAGAGCCTTCCAGATTTCGCCGTCATCACGTTCCTCGAACCCAAAGCGCTTCAGGATGCGCGCCCAACCGCGCCGGCCGTTCACAGAGGCCCATTCACAGCCCATGGACCGCCCCCAGGCCGCCATGCCGGGGATCATCGACAGAAGTTCCCGCATGTCCCCGCCAGCCAACCAGACGTGCATTCGCTTGGGGTCGATAACGCACTGAGTGACGAACGCGGACCGCTCTCCAGGCCACAGTTGGGCGTGACCGCTGCGGAGGTTGAGCAGAACGTCGGGCTCCGTGGTGTCTTCCATGGCCGGGACCAGCCAGGAGCGACACCGAACCCATTCACTTTCGACCACGGGCCTTCACGTCGAAGACCGGGCGCCCGATGCGGAACCGAGCAGGCAGGGAGTTGGCGGCGAAGCGGATGCGGAACAGACGCCCTGGGATCTTGAAATCGACCCGATCCTGGCTGGGCGCGATGGCGTAGGGGCCGAACGTCGTCTCATCGCCTTCCGGGTCGTTTCGGGTGATGAAGGTCATCCAGACCGGGCCTTCCTGATCCTTCAGGTCGGGCCAGCAAGTCAGGGCGAGGACCGTGTTCTGGTCGTCGAGCTCGATGTCGGACGTTTCGATGAAGCAGGACCGCGCGTTGTCTCCGTCCGCGGCGCCCTTCTCGTGCCAATAGATCGACCCGCTCGGGCTCACGCCGCAGGGGTAGGAGCTCGGCCCGGCGTCCACCATGGCGGAGCGCTCGATCTGGCCCTTGTGCCATGCCCCAGCATCGGGACCGGTGACGCAGAGGGAGACGTAGCGGCTGTTCTCGAAGCCGTCTCGGCTGTCGGGGTAGTCGAAGCGGACCTCGCCATATTCCGAGACCGTCGAGCCGACGATCTTGTCGCTCTGCGCGGCCGAGAGGTATTCCGAAAACTCCGTGCGCACCGGGCAAGGGATGATATCCACCGTCCCGCCCAGGGAGTAGACCCGAAACTGCCGATCAGGCCCGATCCAGTAGGCCGTAGAGCCGAACACCGCGACGGCGTTGGGGCCGATCAGACCGCACTTGTCGCCGACCCGCTCGAAGCCCCAGACCTTGCCGATTTGACCGTAGTAGGTCCCCAGGAACAGGCTCTGATTGGTCCAGACCAACAGAGAACGTCCCACCATCCGACCGGAAACGATCCGCCCACCGCCTGGCAGGATGGACTCCCGCGCCGTCGAGGCCGACGATGAGGTCGTGGTCCAATCGGTGTTATCGCCTACCGACGAATGCCGGATGCAGACCGGGTTGAAGGTTCCCGAGCCCTCTTCGTTACACCCGAGCGCGAACACCTGGCGGGTCGGCGCAACGAGCATGTAGGTCACGTTGTCGGGGGCGCTTGAGATCGCCGCAGCCTCTACGGCGGTGTTGTTAGACCACTCGAAAATCGTCTGCCCGCGTGGATTGCCGAGCAGCTTCTGACCCCAGGCCGCGAGGCTCCACGTCAGGGGGAAGTAATCGCTTGCCGAGGGGGTCGAGTATGTCCCAACCCCATAGGCGCCCGTACTCCAACCGACCGAGCCGGTCCCGTTCTCAGCGCCTGGCGTGAAGTCCGCCGTGGGCGTGATGTCATAGAGCTGCCCGCCGGTCCAGAGTTGCAGGGCTTCATTGGTCCCGAAGGCCAGATGCAGGGCGTTGTTGGTGTTGTCCGTCCAGGCCAGGACCGAGCGGCAGACGCCGGTTAAGAGGTCGTCGGTGATGCGCTCCCAGCCCCCGACCGTCTCAGGCTTCGAGCCCCGGAACCGCACGCCGTCGCAGTCACCCCAGCGGCCCGGCGCGGCATAGGTCGTGTCATCCCCGATGATGCCGGGCGGGATTTCCAGGGCGATACGCATCAGGCCCCCACCCCCGTCATGTAGTTCTGAAGGGCCGTGTAAAGCGCAAGCGCCTCTCCAGACGTCAGCCCTTTTCCTACATAAACTGCGCTGACCCTAGACGCAGAATATGCGCTCGGACCACCGTAAGTGACCTCAACGCTGCCAATCCGCATTTCTATAGATGAGGCCGAGCTTCCAGAAGCGGTTTCTGTCGCAAGAAACGCTCCATTTGAATACAATACATAACCAGAATTAGAAACGCGAGACGCTGTGACGTGCGTTTGTCCAGAAATTGTTTGTGGAGTTCCGGTATAGCCGGAATCTCCGACTGTAACAGACGTGCATGAACCGATTGTGTTTACATAAGCATATTTTGAGGCCCCGTTATCAAAAAGGCCAAAATCATAGCCGCCAGCGAACGTATTTAGAACGCGCCCAAAAGAGTGATCCGTAGAGGTCCAGTTTGAGTCAGCGCTAGGGACATACCCAGACGCGACATAGCTCGAAACGCCATCGCCAGCGTATCCGCGATCTGTGGTGAAGGTTGGGCTGTTGACCGTAGATGACGGGTAAGAGGTAGAAACCCAATTCAGCAATGCCGCTTGCGAAGAGTGCGCAGCTTGAACCTTGAGCATGGAAAGCTTAGTCCAGACACCGGCCCCGATTAACGCCGCGATGGTCTGATTGATCAGAACCTTCCGAGAAGGGCTAGGTGTGGGGCTCATACGGGCAAACAGGGCCAAGGCCTGCGGCGTGAAGCCGTCGCCATTGAACCCTAGCCCTGAAGCTGCCCGGTTACCCCTGGTCCCAATCACCGGCATGAATCAGACAAAGCTCGACATGGAAGCGAGAACCGTGAACGTCGCGGAACCCGTCTTGATGATGGTGTACTGATAGACGTTAATGCTGCTGGCGATACCAGCAGTCGGGGCCACAGATTGCCACTTAGTGGTCACGCCAGACGTCGTGCCATCCACCTGAACCACGTTGTTGTAGTACGGCGTTGCACCTTGAGCGACGAGGAAGGCCACCGTGACGCTTTGCCCGGTCGAGAGGGAAGCGTCGAGAGACGTCCCCGACGATTGGCGCAGGTTCACCGTCCAGTTCGCAGCGGCGTTGCTCGTGTAGTAAAGGACGCTTTGCGTGGCGATGTCGTAATTGATCGTGCCCGTCGCAGCCGTAGCCGAGACCGTGACAACCTCAGCGGCATTGTTGAACAGCGCGGCCTGAGCCGAAGAGGACCCGGTAAAGGTCTGTTTCGTGGTCCAGGTGTAAGCGTTGCCGAAGTCGCTCATATCGGCCCGCACGACGAACCGAGGAAGCCACGTCACGCCGTCGCAGTAGAGGTACTTGCCAGAGTTGCCCACCACAGCAGGAAGGCTTCCCGTGGCGCTCAGAACGGCTTGGTCGATGTAGTCCTTCAGCCCGTAGCCGGAATAGCCCGCCTCATATACCCCAGAGGCGTCGCAGAAGACGACCACCTTGCCGGTCGGGGGAACCGCAACAGTCGCCCCGGCCCCCGTGGTCATGGTCACAGCGACGTTGGTCGCGTTCCAGACCAGATACTGCTTGGCCTTGCTCGGGATCGTCACCGTGGGCGCCGAAGAGAGCGTGCCGGTGAACTTCAGCATGGCCTGATAGGCCTCGAAGTCCGCCGCCGTGGTGGAGCTCGTCGAGGTCGTGAGCGTCCGGTCGCCGGTAAGGGCGATGGCGACATAACCCGCGATGCCCTTGGACAGGCGCATTAGGGCGTTGTTCAGCTTCGGATCGCCCCAGGCGTTCAAGCCTTCGCCTGCGGCCTGCTGCTCTACGGCGAGTTCTGCGGTGTAGCTGGAGGGCATTAGAGGTTAGCTCCAGTGTCCGCCCGCTTCCAATTCGTACCGTCCGAATGGGCGAGGCGCTTGAGGTCCGTGACGTAGACGACGCAGTTGATGAAATCCGCCGCGGTCGGGAGATTGGCTTGCAGACAGGCGTAGACCGGCTTTGGAGAGGCAGGCTCTTCGAGGATCGAGACCCGAGCCTCGAGGCCGGTCAGGTACTCCAGAAGCTGCGCTGACCCCTGGAACGGAGGCGCGGCCATCAGACGATGGACCCAGGCGCCACGGTCATGTTCTGCGGCCCAGACGTGAGGTCGCGGGCTTCCATGCCGTTGATGTCGGCCATCAGGGACCGGAAGCGGCTTCCCCAGCGGTCGGCCATGTTGTCCTCTTCCTTGTACAGATAGACGGCTTCCAGGGCGCCCCAGAGGTAGAGGTAGGGGTACTTCGTCAGGACGACGTTCGTGTCGCCATCAGCCGACAGGACGGTCGGGGTCTTGTAGTAGAGCGCCTTACCCGTGGCCGACCCGCTGAAGGCCGGCGCGAAATGAAGCTGAGATCCCTCAACCGCGACGCTGGTCGGGTAGGTGTCGGTTCCGTTCTTCGCCATCATGTCCGACGCCGCTTCGGCGCTGATCGTGGCGATGAAGGTTCGCGGGCTGGTGTCTAGATACAGGCGCTTGAACGCCAGGAAGCCGGTCGGCGGGCTCACGTACTCGGCATTGACCGTTATATCGGCCGTCGCCAGGAGCACGTTGGCGCGCAGGCCTCGTGCGATCTCCTGGTGAGCATAGGCGATGAAGTCGGGGACCACAGACGTGATGTCCGTGTAGGTCGCCCAAGCCTCCACCGCCGTCTTCAGCTCGGCATAGGTTGAGATGCTCATCGGATGTGGCCGTTCTTGAAGTCGAGTTGGCCGTCAGCCGTGCGCAGCGCCGCCCAATCGGGGTCGGAAAGCTTCTGGAACCACCTCTTGCGCACGTCGGGGTCCGACATGTTCCAGGGGTCCCAGCCCTCGTGCTGCTTCCAGGCGAGCATGATCGACAGCGGGACCGAGGCGACGCGGCGCATGGTCCGGTCCTGGGTGTAGCCGTCGTTGTGCAGCCGGGCGGCGCGGTTCTGCTCAATGAGCGGCGCCACGTCCTGCACCGAGTGGACGATCCCGCCCCCCTGCCCGTCGTCTTCCCAGTAGTGGGCGACGTCACCAGGCGCGGAGGGCGCGATCAGAAGGCTGCGGTCGCCCATCAGACGGCCTCGGCGAGCCCGCGTTCTTCGAGTTCATCGACGCTCTCGGAGGGCGCGTAGAAAAGATCGCCGTGCGAGAAGAACTCGTCACCAACGCCGCCCTCGTGAACGCCCTTGGAAATGCGGCCGGCGCCCTTCTTGAGCACGCGCATCTGCACGAACTCGCCGGGAGCGGCTTCCTTCACCTTGGCCTTGGCGCCCTTCTTGGGCTTTTCGACAGGAGCGGCTTCGGGAGCGGCTTCCTGGGTCTCGGCGACGGGTTCGTTCTGGTCTTCGGACATGTGGTCCTCGTGAAGATTGGGGCCGCCCAGGATGAGCGGCCCCGCTAGGGTCAGGTCAGGTCACAAACCGCAGCGTGAGCGGCCTCATTGCGGACGACCAGGGTAGCTTCCATGGTCATCAGCTCGCGGTTGCTGTCGCCGGTCTTGGCGAGGGCTTCCGTCTTCACGCCGTCCAGGCTCGCCACCGCAGCCATCGACGGATCGACGAGCGCGATGTCGCGGGTCAGGCCGTACGGGTGCGGCACGAGAGCGATCTCGTTGAAGTCGCCCACGTAGACGTCAGCGCCGGCGATGATGGTGGCTTGGCCGCGGCCGGTGACTTCCTTGCGGATGTCGGCGATCCCGGTGAAGGCCGAGAACTGCTGCTTGTGGGTGGCGCCCATGAAGGCGACCTTCACGTCAGCCCCGGTGTTGAAGGCGGTCGCGAGGGCCGCTTTCACCAGAGCTTCGGTGAGGGTGCGCTGGGTGCCGTTGGTCGCAGCCGAGACAGTGCCGCCCGAATAGCCGCCATCGGAGCCGCCAGAGCCGCGGCTGTCGTTGGTGGTGATCCAGGCCAGCAGGCCAGCAGAACGGCGCGGGGTCGAGCCGGACTCGTCGTTGCTGGCGTAGTTGCCGATGAACCGCTTTTCCATGTCGCGGCGGATTTCGACGCCCTTGATCACGCGCTGGCGGACCAGCTCGGACGAGCGGCCAGCCATATCGACGAGCTCTTGCGTGCGGGAGACGCCGTAGGCCTTGACGAAGATCTGGCAGAAGTTCTTGAGCCGGGTCGTGGTGTTGGCGGCCAGGGTCGGCGCGTCGTCACCTTCCACCGCGGCGTTGGTGGCGTCGGCGGCGGCCAGGCTCTCGGTCTGCCATTCGTGGGTTCGGGCCTTGGCCTTGCCCTTGCCGATCATGGAGACGAAGGGGGTCTTTTCCGGCGCGACGCGGTAGATCACATCTTCCAGGTCTTCGCGCTGGCCGACCGAGGAAACGGTCGAAACGAGGTTAGTAGGAACGGTCATATCAGCCTCTTGAGGTCAGATAGGCCACCGCGTCGTCGATGCTGCCGGTCTTCTGGAAAGACCTTTTGGCGGCTTCGGCGGCGGCCACTTTTGCGGGGACGTGCGGTTGCGCGGCAGTCGGCCGAGAGGCCGCTTTCGGCGCAGGCGCAGCGGGTTTGGGGGTGGCGGGCTTGGCCTTCAGCGCGGCTTGGGCTTGATCCCAGAGCATCGCCTTGTGAGCGATCAGCATCTCGCGAGCGCTGATGAGCTGCACGGCGTCGCGGCCGATGCCTTGGTTCAGCAGGTAGGACGTCACAGCCTGGCGGCTCTCGGCGCCCTTCTTCACGTCGGACACATCCGGCGCGAGGTCTGGGGCGATTTCGGCCAGAACCTTCCACTCAGACCGGACGAAAGCGGTGTTCGCCTCGATCTGGGCTTGCTCGTTCGCCTGGCGAAGCTGGACGAGTTGGGATTGCTCCTTCTCGTACTGCGTCTTGAGGCGGAACGCGGCGTCGGTCCCGTGTTCCTCGGCGACCTTCTCCCAATCCGGCTGACCTTCACCCCATCGGGATTTGAAGGTCTGGACGGCTTCGGGAAGGAAGCTGTTGAGGCTTTCGGCGAGCTTCTGAATGCTCGCCATTTCCTGCTGTGCGGCCTCGGCTTGCGCCTTGGCTTCCGCCTTGGCCTTGGCGGTGACTTCCTCTCGCGGCCCCTCTTGCGCCAGGATTTCGGCCTGGAGTTCGGGGTCGAGTTGAGCGAACTTCGCCTTGGCTTCCGGTTTCCAGTAGAGCGGCGCTTCGAGCCGGGTTTCGGCCTGCTCTTGCTCCTGCTCAGCTTCCCCGCCTTCGGGCTGTTCGGGCTCTTGGGCGGTCTCATCGGCGGCACTGGTGGCCGCTTCGATCTCTTGGTCAGCGGCCGGCGCGTCCTGCGCGCTCTGCTGCTGGGGTTGGTCCTGTTCGTCGGGCGTGGTCAGCAGCGCAACCGCGCTGTCAACGTCAAGCGCCCCGGCGTCCGAAACTTCGGGGTCCATCAGTCACCTTGTGGTGGGGTTCAGTGGTCGAGCCTGGTCAGGCCCGCTTGCGAAATGGCGCTTGCCGCCAGCAATCCGTCGTCGATCACGTTCCGAAGGGCCTTGCGCACCGCATCCACGGTCTGGGCCGCACGGTGGAGGGTCAGAACCTTCTCGGGGTTGTTCGGAGAGGTCTCGACTAGGGCCTGCATGATGGCGCCCCGGACCTCATCGAAGGCCCATTCGACCTCTTCGAGCTCGCGAGCGGCCCGCTGGCCTCGCGCCTGGCGTTCGCGGTCATCCATCAGCCCGGTTCCCCGCCCGGATAGACTTCAGACGTGCCGCCAGCCGGAACCTGGGCGCCGGTCATCAGGTCCACCATGCCAAGCTCGCGCTTAAGCTGGATTTCAGCAGCCAACTGCTCGCGCTTCAGGGCCAGTTCCTGATCCACTTGGTAGCGCTTGAGGGTCATTTCGGCCTCAAGACGCTGTGCGGCGAGTTGGTGGTCGAGTTCGGCCTTGCGGATCGACGCGGCGGTATCGGCCTTGACCTTCTCGGCCTGGATCACAGCCTGGGATTGGGCCTTCTGGCCCTCAAGCTGCATCTGCTTTTCGACCTTCACCACGTCGGGGTCAGGTTGAGGCGGTTGGGGCTCCTGCTTCTTCGGATCGGACCAGAACCGCTCGGGCGCCTTCGATCCGACAGCGCGTTCCCAGGCCACCAGGGCGCTATGGGCGTTGTCCGCGTCCAGCAGCGGCCCGCTCAGGCCACCTTGAGCCGCGGCGAGGCGTTCCATGAGCGCAATACGCTGGTTCGCGACCATGATGTCGTGATCCCGGCCAGCCGAGCCGATCCCAACCTCAATCGCCAGGTTGCAGCGCGCCGGCCATTCAGCAGGCATGGCGCTCTGCCATTGTCCGCCGATCTTGGCCTGGATGGGTTCGTGTTCCTCACTCATGTACTCGCGAAGGGCGTCGTGAACTCCGAGGAACAGGTCTTTGATCAAGGTCTCGGCGAACATGCGCGCGATCATCCGAACCCGCTTCTGCGCGGCTCCGATAAGCACCCGAGCGCCAGCGGCGGTGTCGTGCAGCGTGTCAGGGTTCAGGCCCTGCGCGTTGCGCACCACACCCGACCGGCTCTCGGCCATGGTGGAGGCGTATTCCAGGGACGGGAGGACTTCGCCCATGGTCCCCGACGAGATCGGCCGCACCGCACCCGGCGTTTTCACCCGGATCGGCGAGCCCGGCTCGTTCCGCAGGAGGTCGGAGATCGTGAACTCGCTTGCCTGGGTCTCGGCGACTTCCATGCGCTGGTTGAGCGCGAAATAGATGCTGTCCAGATGGCTCCGCAGGAGCACGGTCTTGATCTTCTGGACCTCAATCAGGAGGTCGGCCACCGAGAGCCCGTGGAATCGGTGTGGAACGAGGTAGGGCGTACCAGCCGCGAACGGGATGACGTTGACCTGTTCCTTCTCAATGAAGGTCTTCTCTTCGGCGTCTGTGGTGATTTCCCACAGCTCAAGCTTGCCGTCGCCGTCGAGGTCGATGCGCAGATAGTGCTTGCGGGTCTCGACCATGCGCAGATCGTCGGGGCTGTTGTCGTCAGCCTGGTTGTGCTCTTCGGCGGTGTCGCGCTCTTGCTCCACCGAGCCGTTGCGGATGGTGTAGAGCGGCAGGCTGCGGGCGATCTCCGGGTCAACGCCACGAGCGATCAGATCCTGAACCCGAGGCCGCGACCTCATGCAGCAATAGGTCGTATCGCGCAGGCTCACCGTGTCAGGCGAGACGGAGAAATCCTCGCTCGGCACGGCCATGATCTTGACCTTGCCGTGAAGCTTCTTGTTCCCGAGCGAGACCTTGCCCGCTTCCGGGTCCTGAGCCTCCAGCATCTGCCCGGAGATTTCCGCAATCGCCTGGGCGAGCGGCGCCATCTCTTCGGGGACTTCGCTCTCGACCTCGAAGGTTTCCTCTTCCTCAAACCACCAATGGATAATCCCGGTCTTGGTGATCAGGCTGTCCTTGACGGCCGAGGCGATGGCGAGGAAGCCCTCGTTCTCCTGAAAGACGACGTGCTGGACGACTTCGGTCTCGTCCTTGGCCTTCTGCTCGTCCTCCGCGCCCTGCGGAATGAACGTCGCCACGTCCTCGCCGCCGGTCAGAACCTCCATGAGGTCCGGGAACACGGTCTCGACGGCTTCGAGCACGGACCGATCAACGACCGACGAACGCCCCTTCGGCGGCGGAACGTCATCCATCTCGCCCTTGTAGTAGGCGAGGTTGCGTTCGCGCTCGGTCGTCAGCGCGCCAGAGTTGCCGTCGCCGAAGCCGATGGAGCGTTTGCGCTCCTCACCGACCATGCGCAGCAGATCGGCGTCAGAATAGGCGAGCTTCTTGCCGTCTTCCTTCTCGGTCTCGCTCACCTAGACCACTCCCATCGAGGGCAACTCAAGCTTGGAGGTGCGAGGCTTGATGGAGGCGAAACGCCGCATCATCATCGCGTATCGGCTGGCGCTGATCACGTCGTCGCGCTCCTTCACGATGAGCCCATCCTTGCGGTGATAGATGCGGAACTCCTGAAGCCAGCGGCCACAGGTCGAGAACACCTTCCACCGGCCCGTTTGCATTCGGGTCAGCATTTCCAGCACGCCAGCTTCGAGGCCGTTTGAGCCGTCATCGAACGTCGCGCGCTCGGGCAGCATCTTCAGGCCCTGGCCGCGGTACTGCTCCGCAAGCTGCTCACCGGAGCCCTTGTCGTGATGCATCCCGTCGTGCGGCCAGGCTACCGGAACCCACGGCCCCCAGCCCTTGATCGCCGCGGCGTGGATGATCGGCGTAGCCTCGCGTTGGGCGTAGTCGCTGACCACGTACAGACAGTCGTTGTCTCGGTCCCAGGCTAGGCGGGTTGCGCCGAAAGGGTGATCCCAGCCGAAGTCGATCCCGACGATTTGCGGCCAGTGCTGCGGGATCGCGATGGGATCAACCGTGATGGCCTCTTCGGCCACCGGAAACACCCGGCCCGATCCCATGGACGGAATGCCCTTGGTCCGCGCCTCGCGCTCGTGCTCCGGGTAGCTCGCGATAATCGCCGCGCGCTGCTCCGGGGTGTAGTGCTCCGCGTCCTCAATCGTCATGGTGACGACGGAGCGGGTCATTGCTGCCCCAGGAACATCGCCACCACGTCAGACATGCCGAGTAGCGGGGTGAAGGTGATCATGGTCATGCCGCCCGTCGCGTTCGTTCGGGTCAGGCCTTCCATGTAGATATCAAGCGGCGGTTCCTCGTCGAACCACACCCCGTCCAACGTCTCGCCCTGCCACTTCTGCCGGCCCTGGTCGTAGGACTTGAAGCCCAGCGTGGAGATCCCGCCGCTCACATGCTTCACGAGCACGTTGTCGAGGCTGTCAGCCACGCCCATGCGCCGCGACCAATCGTCAATCGCGTCGCCGGGGATCATTCCCGTTCCCCAGGCGCTTTCATTCTTGGGCTCTCCGACCAGAAGACGCTGAACGCCGTCGCGGGTGACTTCGCTCGTCTTCGAGCCTGCCCACCAGCGCACCGGGCGATCCCATCGGCGCCCTTCCCACCAGGCCGGATATTGGCCCGTCAGGTGCATCGCGACTTCAGCCGCGCCGCAGTAGGTCTTGCCGAGCTGGTTCCCGGCCATCAGCAGGCGTTCGCGGTGAACAGCCCCTTCAGCGTGAAACTGCCGCTGCTTGGCGTACGGCGCGTACTCAGTGAGCCGTTGCCGATCCTTGCGGCGCTTCCGTTCCTCCAGAAGGGACAGCAACTCCGACTTCAAGAATGCTGGCGAGCTGTCGGATGCGAGCGTCAAGCTGCTCATCGGTGAGGTCGCTCACGGTTTCGATCTTGAACTCTTTCGGCAGCAGCGAGGCGATCACCTTGACGTAGGCGTCGGGCTTCTCAGCGCGCACCTTCTGGATGGTCTCGACGCCGTGCTTGTCGAAGTCGTCGTGCAGCGCCTGAATGAACGCTTCGCCCAGCGCATTGCGCGAGCCCTTGGGTCTTCCGCCGTTTCCGCTATTGCCCGCTACAAAGCGGCCTTTGCTGTCTTGCTCAGGCTTTGGTTTGTCGGTCATTTTGAGATAAGCCGCGCAGTTGTTGTGCGTGATGGGCAAAGACCTCACGCATCACCTCAACTGCCTCAGCGGGCAATTCATCCCGCATGGCGTCCAGGCGGTTGGCGAGGCCGATCATGTGGTTTCCCCACACATTCAAACCCTCTCCGCGTCGATACATCGGTTCCCGGCGCGCACCCTCGTCAAGGTCCGACCGGAACGTGTTCGACACCGCCTGTTGATCCATATCAGTACACCGCCGCGAACGGACCGAGGGCGGTCGTGAACGTGGTCGGCGGGGTGATGGTGGTGATGGTCCCGTAGGTCTCGCCGGTCTTTTTGGAAGCGCCAGCGACGCCGATGGTGTGAGACCGGAAGCGGGCCGAGGTGCTGTCGAACTGGACGCCGACGAAATACTTGGCCGGCCCCTTGGCCTTGTAGACCGACGAGAAGGCGAACTTCTGATAAGCCTCCGTGCCTGATTGAGCGGTCGAGGCGCTGTTCGCCACCGGGGCGCCTTTGCTGTCGTACAGGATCGCGGTGACGTTGCCGGCGACGGCCGAGCCGTTCAGAAGCGCGATGCCGGTCAGGTCCGCGTTCAGCGGGACGTAGACTTCGGCGATGTAGGTCTCAGTCACCGAGGGCGTGGTGTCGGTGCCTGTCGTGGTCGTGTGGGGACCGGTCGAGAGGGTGTTGAACACGGTGGGGCCAGCGAACGGGATCGCGGGGCCGATGCCGCCTTTGCTGAGTTGACCAGCGGTCGCCATGGGATCAGGGCTCCTTTAGGGCCGAAACTGATGTCGTGGGGGAGTTAGGAAATCGACGAAGAGACCGCTTTTCGGGGGGCCTCGGTATCAGCCGCCAACCCGGCGCGTCCAACGCGAGGTCCGGGTCGGCGGGAGCGCTGGGATCAGCACTTCTTCTTGCCCTTCTTGGCCATGGTGAAATCACCCGCCTTTCGCGTGAGGGTCTGAAACGCAAAAGCCCCGGCGGTTAGGCCAGGGCTCGGGTCGCTTTGCGACAGGTCCGAAGTTGTAGGTGTTCGGGTTCCGCGTCAAGCGGGAGGTTTCTTGATGATCATTGGGATCGGTCCGCCATAATCTCCGACGTCTGCTTTCAAGGCGTATGGCCAACTGACCGCAGTTTTCACGATCTCGTCCCGGGCAGCATTCCAACCCGCCATGAACGCCTCATGGCATTGTTCGTCTATATCTAGACCCAATTCCTCCAGCACCGCCTTGACGATGGGCTCGTAGGACTTGGCGGACTTCATCGGCAGGCCGGCGCGCTGGGCGGCTTGGCATAGGCGTTCTAGGTCGGTCACAGCTCCACCTCTGCAATCTCAATCGCCCTCACCAGGGCCTGTGCGTTGCGTTCAAATGCCCGGCCCTTGCCGAACGAGGACAGGGCCTTGTTGAGCCCGATCACACCGTGGAAGATCACCAGGCAATCCGGGTCGTCTTGGCACTCTCGGAAGATCCGCGCCTCGGCTGCGCAGATCGTGTTCGTGACCTTCGCCCGGCGAAATCCTTCGGCGACGATGCGCTCGATGTCGGTCGCGCTCTGGCCTGCGTCTCCGTAGTTCAGGGCGCCCAGGTCAACACCTCGGGTATCGTACAGGGTTCGGAAGGCTATTGCGACGTCAAGCTGTCGCTCGGTGAGCCACCCTCCCCGCTTCAGGCTGACCAGACGGTCGCGGTCGTCTACCCGCATCGGCCCGGCCTTGGGCTGGGTCACGGCCTCGCCCCTGGACACCGCCAGGGCCTGCGTCTCAGCCGCCGCAGCATCCCGCCAGGCCTTGTCCTCCCGTGCCGCTGGCGCCCGCTCCAGGGCCGCGAGTTCAGCCGCTGCGGCTTCCCTCTGGCTGTCCTTCAGATCGTGGCGCTCCAGCTTGCGCTTGAGACGGTCGAAGCGCTTGATCTCGTCAGGGCCTCGGCCTCGTTCGTGGGCGGGAAGTTCGATCTTGAGCGTGGTCATCAGCGCGCCTCACCACGTTGCGCCATCAGGTCGCGCATGGCCTTCGTCAGACCTCCAGCATCCGCCTTTCCGGCCGTGCTGGGCATGGCAGGCTTCGGAGACGTGTCCGCGCGCTCGGCGATCTTGGCCCGATAGGATTTCAGGATCTCGGCGACCTCTTCCGGCGTCACGCGCGGCGCAACCGGTTCGGGCTCCACAGCTCGGCCTTCGGGCGATGGCAGCGGCTCATAGGAGGCATACAGGGCGCGCGTGTAGGCCAGCACCGACCGGCAGACCACGTTGCGCGCCAAGTCGCGAAGCCTGCCGGGCTTCGGCATGAACTCGCTGTCGGGCTCGCGCACATAAGCCGCCATGGCCGCTTCCAGCGCGCCCCATGGCACGTCTTCCAGCGCTTCCACGTAGTCAGCCCACCACGCCGCCCATTCCCCGTCAGACCGGTCCGGTTGCGGGTAGAGCGCCAGACGCCGACCGACGACTTCTCGCACCCCCTCAGGTCCCGCCGGCTGCTTCGCCGCGGCCTTCAGGACCGGAAGCATCGCAATAGCCTCGTCACGAAGCCTCGGCAGGGCCTGGATCACGCTCGGGATGTTCCGCTGCTCAGGATCGGCTTCGAGCAACTGCTTCAAATCCGGCGAAAGCGCGGGCGTAATTCGCCTCACGGGCGGTTCGTTTCGGGTCAGGTCGTTGGTCATCTTGGCGCCTCATGGGGCTTTGGCTGGGCGTGATCTCTGCGGGTTGGTCGTCCCATCGGCCCTGGTTCAGCCAGGTCGCCGGGTGCGGGATGTAGCCTTCGGACCAGGGTCGGGACTTCAGCGCCCGTTCCAGGCCGAGCATCAGGGTTTCCGGCGCCCCATCGCCGATCTTGCGACAGGCGTTGGCGTAGGCCTTCTCGGCGGCGACCTTGCCGACCTTGTTCGGATAGGCCTCCCACCAGCGGCCGAAGCCG